TATACTGGAATAACTTTTCTCTATTGTTACTCATATTCCAACGATAATTAGCATTAGTTATAACGATAGGTATAAAGTCACCATTTTGTTGTACAAATACTTCCGGACTATCTAGCATTTGAGTTAACCAATCACTTTCAGTTTTAGAAATATAATCGGTAGTTATTTCATACTTGTCCGTAAACTTAATATTGTATTGATCAGTACCTCTACGAGTTATATCGTAATAGCTTGTATAAGAAGAATAATCAACGTTAGGTTGATCAAAAGAGTTTCTTTTTAAGTCAGTACTCTTTCTTTCCGGAATACCAACAGTATAGTAATCGTAGTACCCGTAATTATTTATAAAAGCAAAAGTAGTTTGTTCGTCAAAACAAGCAGTCTCTTTTTTAAATGTAGTTAACAGACTACTACCACTATCATATACTTTCATTAAATCCCAATCAGTAGTTTCAAAAGCAGTATTAAATAAAGTACTACCACTACCTATAGCATATTGAGTAATCTCATAATCTGCTCCTGTTAAAGCTCCGGTATCTATAGCTGATATAATATCTCCTGATGCACTAACAAATTCTACTCTTAATTCCTTTGTACCTACTACGGAAAAAGGTGGAACATATAAAGGTACTGTTACATAGTTACCTGTTGATATCTTTCCTGTAGGTTGATCTGAGAGTAACTGAAAAGTATTATTTGGTGTAAAGTTAAATGAACCTGCATTAGGATCTACACTACCTAAGAATACTTCAATATCACTTGTAGCACCTCCTGGATATACAGTAGTGGAACTACTAATACTAGTACCATAGCTTTCACTATAATGTAAAGTAAAGCTCTTAAAAGAGTCTGTTGCTAAAGTACCTCCGGTAGTTTTCCAATCATTATCGTAATTTAATCTATCTGCTAATACTCTTGATACTTCTATAATACCACTACCGTATTCGTTAGGATAAGCAAATAGTCTTGTTAATAAAGTAGCACTACCACTCTCTTTGATATCTACTACATATTGATATTGTGGGTTGGTTGCAAGTGAGCTACTAACGCTATAAACAAGCTTTGTACCTGTTACATTCGGTGAAGTAGGACTGCCTAATACTGTTACTGCCATCTTATGCTGAAATTTTTATATCTTTTAATTCGTTGTTTATATTTGCTACAATGGTATCTATTCCTGCCTCACTTAATAATTCTTTACCTGTAGTTTGTAATACCGTCTGTATTGAAGGAGCTATGAATGGTCTAGGTTTAGGATTAGTACCTTGTTTACCAATCTTTTTACTTATTGCAAAAGCAAAGCTCTCTACAGACATTCCTGTTGGTACTGGTATCTTCTTAAATCTAATCCAATCTATAAGAGGTTGAACCGGTGGTGGTGTACCTGGATGTCTACCATCTCCTTGATCTACAAAGACACCGTAAGTAAGCATTGTACGAACTAGTTGGTATTCGAAGTTCTGTTGTCTTACGTCATACTCTATTGACTTAGCTAAATCACCACTTATATATGACTTATTCTTTTTTAAAGTTTCAGTCATTGTAGCTTTTAGCTCATCACCTAATCGTAATAATGCTTCTTCTATAGTCATTACTGAGGATAATTACAATAATCGTAGTTAAACGGTGTTACTACATTTATGTTAGCCACCCAACCAAACACTCTATCTTGGAATGCTTCATTTACAGGTGCTGAATTATTTATAACTACGTCATAGTATTGCTGTCTTGCTGCAGGTCCAAAGTTAAACCAAGCTATTAAATCGTATATGTAAGTCTCTGTATTAGACACTACATCTATACTATTGCCTGCATTTACTTTAGGTATATCTAAACTATACAATTCAAAGTTATAAGTCTTTACACGATCACCTACAATAGCCGATAATGGTCTCATAAAAATGTAAGGGTATAATCTATCTACAGCAGAAGCATCTAAAAAGTCTATAGTACCTGAATCAAAAGAAGCTATTTGTAAATGTGCTGTAGCAGCAGCTTCCCAGGCATCAATGACGTCTCTATAAGTAAGGTTTACGTTAGCCATTATTTAATGTTTTCTATTTTATGTTTATGTATCATTAACATACTTGCAATTTGATTATCGTTGTACCCTTTACCTCTTAAGTCTAAGACTTTATCTCTAAAGTGATCTTCTACGGCAGGTGCAATTGTAACTTCAATAATACTTTCTTTGTTAGATACTAAGTTTTCTATTTCTTCTTTTCTAGTTTTTTTTCTTTTAGTCATAATTATCTTCTATATTGAGCCATTGCCTTTCTTTCGGCTTTAGCTTTTTCGTTAGAATAATCTTTATCAATTTCTAGATAGTTTAACACCATCATAAAATTACAATCTACTATTGATCTGTCGCCAGATATTTGTAGTATGTTGGACTTAGAGAGGTTGTAAATAGTCCCCCACCAGCCCCAGTGCTCTCCAAAAGACTTTCCATCAGCTGCTTCTCTGCCATCATCATCTGCCCTTTCGATATCTTCTTTTGCGAATATGCTATATTGTTTAAGTATAGACTTCCTGTGCTCAAAAAAAAACTTAAAGCACCTAAGAAGATATGTACTGGAAATCCTTTGAATGTTTCTTCTACTTCTTTTCTTTTATCTGAATCGTATTCTTCTAAAGTATACCAATCAAATACATTCTCTACTTGGTTCTTTGCCATCTTAATACTTTGTTTGGTCATAAACTCTAAACTATCAAATCTATGTTTTTTGATAGGTCTGTATAAGATAGCTGCTACTTTATGCATATTGTTCTTAAGATCTTTACAATAGTTTTCTAGATCAATATACTCTCCTAAGGTAGCTTGCTTCATATGAGCAAATCCTAGTAGTGTTCCATTCCATTCTATAATACTATGGAATTCTTGGTTATGGTCTGCAATCTCTGCAAATACATTTACTACTTTGGTAAGACTATCCATAGACCATAATCTTACCTCTGATATTGGTTTACCGGTTATTTTACTAACTGAATATACCAGTTGACCAAATCTATTCTCTCCTTCGTAAGAGTTAATCTCTCCGTACTTCTCAATACTAATGTACTCAGGTACGCTTAGTTGTAATTTTTGTGTCGCCATATATATAAATACACTTGTGTGTTAATTAAGTTCCTACTACCTAACAGAACCAAAGCTAGGTGTTATATTATTACTCTTTAATCCTGTTACTCTTATAGGACGTCTCTCCATGAATTTAACTCTACTGTAGTTAGCCATCATAAGTGCATCGATATGATCATCGTGACCTCCGTTGATGTGACCAAAAGACATTTTACCAGTAGGTGATAACTTATAAGTATATTGACCAAACTCTGTATGTAAGTCCGGACATAAGTCATCACTAGGTAATTCTATAGACATAGTCTCTATATCGTTGATTAGTTTACGAACTAAATCTGTTTTATTGTTAATGTTTGTTGTAAATGGTTTTACCTTTCTGAAGGTATCTTTCATTAGGTCATAAGTACCTCTACCTACTCCGTTTATCTCTATGTACCCTCCTACAACGTTATATTGTGTTAAAACATCGGTAAATCTTTTCGCTACGGTATTTAAATCTATATTCCTTAACGTTGTTATATTCAATACTTTTCCAATAGGAGAGATACAAACTAATACTGATGCATCTTCTGATAGGCCGGTATCTACTCCAATATAAACATCCTGTCCTCTTGCTTGTTCGTATTGACCTAGTAATGCTACTTTATTTACATTTACAAATACATCGTTAGAACTATCTACAAATGCTGCTTCAAACTCTTGTCTGAATATATCTGGAGGTAAAGAAGTCTTTGCTGTATCAATAAGTTCTTGTTTGATATAAGGACAATCTTGTAACTTAAATCTAGTACTTACAGTCTCTTGTTTATTATACCAGGTATAAAAATGATTCTTACCCTTAGGTGTAGATATCATTAAACATTTTCTACCATTAGGGTTTAATGTAGGTAAGATAACTTGATCTATAGTTCTTTCTTTAATAAAAGCCATCTCATCTATAACTAAGTAGTTAAATCTAAAACCCCTTATACTGTCTGGACTATCACCTGATAAAAACTTTATACTACTTCCGTTTATAAAAGTAATATTGGTTTCCATACGGTTACTTGATTGTATAAGTTCTTTAGCAGAAGATGTTATTTGATCAAATACGTTCTTTGCTTGACTATATACAGGACTAATCCATCCTGCTTTTTTATTTGAATTATCTAACAGCCAATAAAGTAGCATGTTTATTCCTAATAACGTTTTACCGCTACCCCTAGGTGCTACTACAATACCAAAAAGAGAATCAGAAGCAATAAAGCTATCAATAAACTCTTTTTGTTTATCATAAGGTTTAAATAATTCTACTTGCATTTAATCTTCACTGAAAGAAACTTTTATGTCTCCTTTTATATCAGCTTGTATTTTTTGTATATCCTCTCCGTTATACTTCATTATCTGATCTATAGCTCTAGTTCTAATCTTTTCGTCTTCTGAAGCTAATGCTCTAGTTAATTCGTTTACGGCCGGACCTAATAACTTAGTTAATCTTTCTCTCCATCCTTCATCGTATAAGTCTTTAGACTTCATCCAATACTGAGTATACTGCTGTTCTGATTTGTCGTTGTAAGTATTATGACAATACTTAATCCAATCCTTAAACTTAAAAGGTTGTTCGTTTTCAAATCGTAAGGAGTAGCACTCTTCTACTCTCTTATTTATCTCACTATTTGGTAGTTTATCTCCAGCCATATGCTTATATATTGTTTATATATTTTAAAATAAATAGCCGTTTCTACCTAAAAAGGTGTATATAGTGACGTGGTATAAATAACCTATTGTGTTTATACAAATAATCACTTATCTTTTTATGATCGTACTTCCACCCCTCTCTATCGAATACATCTTTTAAATTATAATATAAACCTCTTAAAGATACAGATACTTTTAATGGACTATAATTTAATTTTATTAATCTTTTATATCTTGAATGAAATACATCTCCTTTCTGGGATACTATATACTCTTGTCCTTCTAGTAGATATGTCCATTGTACTTCTCCGATTAACTCTTTGATTTGTTCTTGAAAACTGTTTTTACCCACAGTTTCGGGTAACAACGAAAGTAAAGTCTTGTTATCATCGTTATATATTGCAACTTCCATCTCATGTATTTCTTTCTGTGTTAAGAATGCGTCTTTATCCATTTAGTGTAACTTTTTTCGGTTGTCTCCTTTAAACTTCTATAGTTACAAGTACAACCTCTTTTTTTTATTGTGTCCCAACCGTTTAAAAGCATCTCTGCCTTATAGTAAGCAGATAAAGTATCTTTCATTAACGTTCTACCTATAAACGTTGGAAATACGTTTTTTAACCATTCAATGTCTTCTTTACTCATAGCTATAGTTAACTTGATCAATTATAAATTGAATAAGGTAGCCTAACAAAGAGCAGATTGCAGCAGCAAAAAGGTCATGGAATAAAACTAAACCAAGCCAAAAACTCGAACACTTACTGCAATCTAGAGCATCTTGAACATAATTAACAAGTGGCACAATGGAAATGAAATCAAAGATTACTCTTTTTGCTCTCTGAATAGGTAGGAACCAATGTGCAATAAAGTTTCCTAATATTGCGGTCCCTATTATGTTTAATAATGATACCTCTATCATGTGTTTAAATATTTTTACTCTCTAGTACTATAAAGTTTTTTTCTTTACCTACTATCTCTACAAATGGTCTTTGATACATTGCTGATACTTCTACGGCTTGATATCTATCAAGATCTCTTTGTGTATCGTCAAACAACCAAGGTACGTTATGGTTAAAATGACTTATAAAGTGTTTAAAATTTACTCTATTAAAACCAGGAGGACCATCTATAATAAGTAAATCATAGTTTTTAGGTAGTTTATCTAATACATCTAAATCATACCATCCTTGTGTGTAATGTTCCATATCAGGAAATGTTAATAATTTACCGTATATATAATTTGCTTCTGGGACTTTATTTAGCCATTCCTCGTTATGTTCAATACTATAAACTGTATAGTGTTTAACTAATTCTGCTGTACCTGTACCGCTTCCTAGTTCTAAAATAGTACTGCCTTTAGTAATATTTTTTAAAATCCAATCAAAGGCTTCTTCTCCTATAGCCCATCCGTTTAAATTATTTTTATCAGTCATTTGTTTGTATATTATTTGCCCCTTGCCATCCCATAGAATGGTACTGAGCTTCTAGTTTTAATGCTTCTTCTCTTGTGTTAAATGATGCTACTAACTTCATCTTTTCAGCGTTTTTACCGTTTGTTTTATGTGCGGCTTTTCTTATTACTGGTTGTTCAGTTTGACCACAGTAACCATCTTCAGTAAGTAAGTAAACATAATATCTACCGTCTTTAGCATCAGCTAATCTTTTAGTTTGATATTTTCTACTATATTTTTGAGAACATTTTTTACAGTAACTTCCTCTACCAAATGGACTTAATTTATTTAAGGTAAACTCCCATAGCTCTTTTAC